GCAGCCGATTGAAAGTTGACCTCTCCGAGGGAGGAATAACCAAAAGGCCACAGCTTTTCAAGCTGTTCGGATCTAAAAATTCTACTGCCAACATCCGTCCGCTTCCAAAGCTTCTTATCCGAAAAATCGAAGTTGAAAACGCAGGCATGGAAGTGAGGTCTGCCAAAATTTTCGCCATATTCGCCTGCCATATAAAATCGAATCGGATACTGACCCTCTACGGGGTCAATGCCTCTATGCGCCTTTCTCAGGCGCTTCATGAACTTCTGAAAATGATCATAATGCAAACTTTGGTCACTTGGCAAATTCTCGTCATTGTAGGTTAACGTAATAAAACAATTGTTTGTATACCTACTAGCCTCATGCAAACACCTAATCGCCCACTGGCGAGAACGCTCAAGCCGACATCCTACGCACTGACCGCATGGCAGCGTGAGGCTGCGCACGATATCGTGCCTGGCGCTCTCATAGAAAACAACGTCCCCTGCTGCCGTTTTCCACGCCGATAACGGGTGGAAACAGGGCACGTTACAGTCGCCATCCGCCGCGCATAGGGTTACTACGCATATTGGCGGACTTCGTCCGCATAGAACCCCTACGAAACTTCTTAGCGGCTTTATATTTATTCATTGGTCTGCGACGCATCATATTTTTTCTCCTTTTGGTGTCACCTAGCACAGTTACATCAAGTAGATCACTGTGCTTGCTCGCCCTGAACGGGCTCGCTAGGTGACGAAACGACCGCCTGAACGGTCTCTTGAGAAAGAAGGCCCAATGCCTTCATCTCATCCTTATTAGCCTCATCTGAGGCAAATTCAACAAAAAGAGCGGGATCATTATCAAACTTCGCCCTTACCTTAGCGGGCAGCTGAAGGAAGGAGTCTTGAGCTGCCATTACCGCATTAAGGGCAGACTGATAATCAGTAATCCCGCTAAAATCACCATATTGAGGCTGAACGCTACCAGCAGGTAGCTGGCCAGTAACATTAAACTGGCGCAAAATATTATTAATATCGCATTCATCTCGAAATGACTGCTTAGTAAGACTAGGCTTAGTAAAAACAAGCTTGGCAGCATTACTATTCTTATCACGATCGAAGGTAACCGGATTCTTAACACGCATTTTTACCTCGTTAAAAATGGCTTAATCAAATCAATTATGGGTTTAAGCTGCTCAACATTCTTACCCAAATTGTCAAAATTACGCATAGCGTCAATACTAAAATCAAGCAATTGCGTTTCACGCTTTATCTTCTGAACAGTAGCAATAATCTGCTGTTCAATCTCTCTCTGATTCCAATTCTGTGAACCAAGCAATTTAGCCTGGTTCCACAACATATAGGCTGTCTCCCGCAGCCTTTCCCCTTCAAGGGGCACGTTCTTAATCTCTTCAACAAGCTTAGCCGTCATAGCCTTAACATTAGCCATCTGGGGCTCGCTCAGGTTCTCGGAAGTCTGCGCTTGCTGAGCAGCTGCCCCAGACGACTGAGCTGAAGAATACGCTTGAGTTGCCATAGCAGCAGGATTAACAAACTGAGGCATAGCCCCTGCTGGCGTAGACGCACCTCCAAGCTTAGCCGCCAACATAGGGTTAATACCAGCGGCTTTTAAATCAGCTACTTGGCGCTGATACGACGTATCAGACGCCTCACGTTGAAAATCCATCTGCCTTTGAGCTGCTTGAGCAGATGCAACGTTCTGCTCTTTCCCACCTAAAAAACTCAAAGCCCCACCAACAATTGGGGCAATAGGACTAAAAACGCCGCCAATAGTCTTGGCGACGTCTCCGATAGTAGATAAAAGTCCCATTAGAAATGGTCTATCAAACCAGGCACTGAATACAACGGCATTGGCCGTGCCTGACGGACATTAAAAAACGCATCAAACAAAAACTGCTTACCGTTTGCTGCTTCTCCAATAGCGACAACACGATCTACGGGCGGTGTGTCTTCAATAAACTCATCGTTCAACATCGGCAGAGACCCAAATTCTTGGGCCAAATGCCAGGCATCTAATGTACCCGCTGCCGTTGAACGAAAATAACCAGTGATCTGGCTGGGCTTGTAACGATACTCAGCCCAGCGCTCCTGGTAACCAAAAACATCTTCATCCTCAGCATCGCCAGTGCAATAAATCTCTTTATTAAGCACTGCCTGCTCACCAAGTGTAGCAAACGCAGGGAAATAAAAGTCGTAACGTGTAGACCTTGACCACATACGTGGAAGGCCCTGCTGATAAGTAAGATCAGCACGAACGGACACTAAACCTATAAGCACCCCGTGCTCAGTAGCATTGTACGTAAATCCGTGATTGTACGCGAGAGCCGTGCCAAAAGCGGCCAAATTACCTTGCGGACTAGTATCGACAGTAAGCCCCGTGGCGCTAGTTTGGGCAACGGGATTAATAGATACGGGAGTGCTACCACCACCAAGATATTCAGGGCGCTGCAAACGAGCATCAGGACTGACAACTCCAAAATGCGAACGGATAATTTCAGTGTAACGAGTACCACCACGTGCGTCCCTTTCTAAAAGTTTCTGAATCTGAAACGACTGACGCAGCTGGTTGATAGTAGCTGCTGTTGCCTGAGACAAATCAGCATAAACGTTCGCATTAGTTGTATTAAATGCTGTAGCCGCAGCTGTTCCAACAGGCGACTTAGAAGCGGCTAAAATAGCCCCAGAAGATAGCGAATTAGTACCAGCACCGCCATTTCCAATGGCGACACCACCTACACCAATAGTCGCACCAGTACCATCATACAAACCATAAACCGGAGCTTTTGAACCTAACGGCAACGTAACCGCATCGCCCTTCTGTGGCCAAGGCAAAGAGCTCGTAAAATAATCATGTCGCTTACCGCGACGACGTAGAACATAATCGGCCGGACTATCCGGACCATCATCAATATCAACAACCGCAGAATCCTGTAGATTCTGATCTCTAAACCACTCATTCCAAATCAGGTTGTACGCACGTGTCCAAAACGCACAATGCGTAACTGTATTACCAGGTGTAACCTGTCCTGCCGTAGGCAGTCCCATGTAATCTTGCAATGAATTCACTGCATAACCACCAGCCGGACTTGTAGTCTCCGGAACTGTGTAATCTATCGAACTGTCAGGATCTGGGTAACGCTCACCCATAAACTTCTGCCAATTCTCCCAAACTAAACGGTTTGGAACAAAAAAGAAAAACGAATCAAGATGCATGTTATCCATAATTGGAAACAATGGCGTAGCCAATCGAGCAAACGCCGTCATCTGTAAATTAATCGTATCTCCAGGAAGAACTTCATCCACATACACGGGAACCAAATATCCCGAATCAAACGTCGTCTTATACGACTTCTGTGAATCAAACTTAGACCGAGGGATATCAGCTCGCGGAATCATAGCAAACTGATGGACATTTACAGACTTATTACGATGCATCATCGTTATCTCCTAATTGCGGGGCGATCTTTTCAGATCACCCCCCTTGTATTTAACTACGACTCTTAACCTGTTTCCCTAACGCTAACAGCTTCGGAGTCTCATGTAAAGCAAATTTACCATCAAAATCATCAAAAACACCCAATTCATACAAATCAAAATCATCTGGATGCGCATACATCTGATTATCTGGCGCATTACGATTGACTTCATCCTGAAAACTACGAATAGCAACTCCAGTAGCAGGTAAAAAAAACGGGCGACCATAACACTCTGCGGCCCTATCTCTGATAGTACACACTAACATCTTCATATAATTTCCTCACGTCAAACTACGTTTAAGCAAGGAAAGTCTGGCTTTCGCCACTTTTTCCTTTGCTGCCAATCTCTCAACAGTATTATCTTCATACTTGTCTCGAGCTCTCTTTTCTCGCTCAAACTCTATCCATTCAAAACTGATAGGGTCTTCGGCCTTATACTTTTTATCGTAAAAGCGAGGTGGCCGAACCTTTCTGCCGTTCACCACAACGAAATCGTGTGGATAAACGTCATCCTTAAACTCTTTATACCAATCAAAACCAATACCTGGCTTCAAACTCATCTTATTAAACTCTGGTCTACGCTGCGAAACCTCCCCAGTGTCTGGGTCAACATACTCATAATGCTCGGCTTGTTGCTTACCGTTTATCTTTTTCATGATGTAACGGGCAACATACGCAGCCGATTGAAAGTTGACCTCTCCGAGGGAGGAATAACCAAAAGGCCAAAGCTTTTCAAGCTGTTCGGATCTAAAAATTCGACTGCCAACATCCGTCCGCTTCCAAAGCTTCTTATCCGAAAAATCGAAGTTGAAAACGCAGGCATGGAAGTGAGGTCTGCCAAAATTTTCGCCATATTCACCTGCCATATAAAATCTAATCGGATACTGACCCTCTACGGGGTCAATGCCTCTGTGCGCCTTACGAAGGCGCTTCATGAACTTCTGAAAATGATCATAATGCAAACTTTGGTCACTTGGCAAGTTCTCATCGTTATACGTCAACGTTACAAAACAATTGTTTGTGTACCTACTCGCCTCATGCAAACATCTAATCGCCCACTGGCGAGAACGCTCAAGCCGACATCCTACGCACTGACCGCATGGCAGCGTGAGGCTGCGCACGATATCGTGCCTGGCGCTCTCATAGAAAACAACGTCCCCTGCTGCCGTTTTCCACGCCGATAACGGGTGGAAACAGGGCACGTTACAGTCGCCATCCGCCGCGCATAGGGCTATTACGCATATTGGCGGACTTCGTCCGCATAGAACCCCTACGAAACTTCTTAGCGGCTTTATATTTATTCATTGGTCTGCGACGCATCATCCTATTTCTCCTTTTGGTGTCACCTAGCACAGTTACATCAAGTAGATCACTGTGCAGGCTCGCCGGAAACCGGCTCGCTAGGTGACGTTACGACCGCCGAAGCGGTCTCTTCACGAAGAAGGCCCATCGCCTTCATCTCGTCTCTATTGGCCTCATCCGAGGCCCAATCAACAAAAAGAGCGGGATCATTGTCAAATTTAGCCCTTATCTTCGCAGGCAACTCAAGGAAGGAGTCTTGAGCAGCCATCACCGCATTAAGGGCAGACTGATAATCAGTAATCCCGCTAAAATCACCATATTGAGGCTGAACGCTACCAATAGGTAGCTGGCCAGTAACATTAAACTGGCGCAAAATAGTATTAATATCGCACTCATCTCGAAATGACTGCTTAGTCCTAGAAGGACGAGTAAAAACAAGCTTGGAACGATCACTATTCTCGTCAGCATCATAGGTAATTGGATTCTTAACACGACTCACTTTAATCCCTTCATAATACCGATAATCGTATCGATTAACGGCTTTAACTGTCCGTATTCACGGCCCAAATTATTCAAACTATCTATGGCGCTTGCCTCAGCGCCTATAACCTTAGTCTCTTCAACCAACTTCCTAATCGTCTGCTGATGCATACGAATACGCTCAAGCGCTTCATAACCTTGCGCTCTATACAAACTTTCCTGTTCACTCATTAAAAAAATAAGCTGTTTCAGCCTATTCCCTTCTAAAGGAATATTCTGAATCTCTTCACGGATCTTATCCGTAGCAGCTTCAACCTGCTTCTCCTGGGTCTTTGTCAACCCAGTCTGAGCCTCAAGCTGCTCAGCTTGAGCAGCTGAAGAAACTCCAGCTGAAAACTCTCTAAAACCTTGGACACCTGCCGAACCTACGTTCGTAAATTGGGGCATAGCGCCCGCAGGCGAACTAGCCCCTCCAAGCTTACTAACCAACATAGGGTTAATACCAGCAGCTTGCAAATCAGCAATCTGACGCTGATACGAAGTATCAGACATCTGTTGCTGAAACTCCATCTGTCTGTTGGCAGCTTCCTCAGCAGCCTTATTCTGCCTATGTGCTCCATAGGCAGATGCTGCTGCAGCGATAACGGCTGGCCACATCAGAAATGATCGATCAAACCAGGCACTGAATACAACGGCATTGGCCGAGCCTGTCTTATATTAAAAAACGCATCGAACAGGAACTGTTTACCATTAGCCGATGCACCAATCGCAACCACACGATCAACCGGTGGATTGTCTTCAATAAACTCGTCGTTCAAAGCCGGCAGAGACCCAAATTCTTGGGCCAAATGCCAAGCATCTAATGTACCCGCTGCCGTCGAACGGAAATAACCAGTAATCTGGCTGGGCTTATAACGATACTCTGCCCAGCGCTCCTGATAACCAAACACGTCATCATCATCCGCTGTACCAGTGCAATAAATCTCTTTATTTAGCACTGCCTGCTCACCTAACGTAGCAAACGCAGGGAAATAGAAGTCATAACGTGTAGACCTTGACCACATCCGTGGAAGGCCCTGCTGATATGTTAAATCAGCACGAACCGACACTAAACCTATAAGCACCCCGTGCTCAGTAGCATTGTACGTAAATCCGTGATTGTACGCGAGAGCCGTGCCAAAAGCGGCCAAATTACCTTGCGGACTAGTATTCGCAGTAATCCCTGTGGCGCTAGTTTGGGCAACGGGATTAATAGATACGGGAGTGCTACCACCACCAAGATATTCAGGGCGCTGCAAACGAGCATCAGGACTGACAACTCCAAAATGCGAACGGATAATTTCAGTGTAACGAGTACCGCCACGGGCGTCCCTTTCCAATAATTTCTGAATCTGAAATGACTGTCGCAACTGATTAATAGTAGCTGCAGTAGTCGCTGACAAATCAGCATACAGCGCAGTAGTAGTACCTACTGGCGCAGCGCTTTGAATATACACTTGGTCTGTAGACCCGTTGTAACCCATAGGCTTAGCAACACCAGCACCATTTAAAACAGTCACAGCTGTAAGAGATGTCGCATTAGCTTTAATAGGTGCTGAACTACCTATCGGTATAGTGACTGCCTGACCTTTCTGAGGCCAGGGCAACGCACTAGTAAAATAATCGTGTCGCTTACCGCGACGACGTAAAAAATAATCTGTGGGACTATCTGGGCCGTCATCAATATCCACAACGGCCGAATCTTGTAAATTCTCGTCCCTAAACCACTCATTCCAAATTAAATTGTAAGCACGCGTCCAAAACGCGCAATGAGAAATTACATTGGGAGCAGTCATCTGACCTGCCGTAGGCAGTCCCATGTAATCCTGCAGTGAATTCACTGCATAACCACCTGCCGGACTAGTAGTAATCGGCACTGTGTAATCAATCGAACTGTCAGGGTCTGGGTATCTTTCACCCATAAACTTCTGCCAATTCTCCCAAATCAAACGATTTGGAACAAAAAAGAAAAACGAATCAAGATGCATGTTATCCATAATCGGAAACAATGGCGTAGCCAATCGAGCAAACGCCGTCATCTGTAAATTAATTGTGTCTCCAGGTAGTACCTCGTCAACATAAACAGGTACTAAATACCCTGAATCAAAAGTCGTCTTATATGACTTCTGAGAATCAAACTTAGACCGGGGAATATCAGCGCGTGGAATCATCGCGAACTGATGAACATTTACAGACTTATTACGATGCATCATCCTATAACTCCTTATTGCGGGGCGATCTTTGCAGATCACCCCCCTCGTATTTAATTACGACTCTTAACCTGCTTGCCTAACGCTAACAGCTTCGGAGCCTCATGTAAAGTAAATTTACCATCAAAATCATCAAAAATACCCAATTCGTACAAATCGAAGTCATCTGGGTGCGCAAACATCTGATTATCAGGCGCATCACGATTAACTTCGTCCTGAAAACTACGAATAGCAACTCCAGTAGCAGGTAGAAAAAAAGGCCTGCCATAGCACTCAGCAGCCCTGTCTCTGATAGTACATACTAACATCTTCATAATTCACCTCACGTCAAACTACGTTTAAGCAAGGAAAGTCTGGCTTTCGCCACTTTTTCCTTTGCTGCCAATCTCTCGACAGTATTATCCTCATACTTGTCTCGAGCTCTCTTTTCTCGCTCAAACTCTATCCATTCAAAACTGATAGGGTCTTCGGCCTTATACTTTTTATCGTAAAAGCGAGGTGGCCGAACCTTTC